ACACCTCTCCTTTGTCATTGAGAAACTTCCCAATAAAGTTAGACATATCTGACTGTTGCTCTGCAATTTTAGTTGGGTTGTTAACGCCATATCTGAATTTCTTTTCTCCGATGTTATATTCAAAACCTTTGAAATTATCGTTTAAAAGTTCAGACGTGGCTTTTTTAAACCTGTCTTTTCGCTGCTTTGATAAGTTTTGCTCTTCATTGTGTCGGTTGAAAAAGTCTGTCGCTTTTTTCTGCTCTTGGGATACGCCTGGTCTTAACTTAATCTCATCGTAATATTTACCCTTTAAGTCTTCTAAAAAACTCTTTGCTTCTGCAACCTCTTCTTTGAACGCAAGTTTTTTCTTGCGCACTTCTCTTTCTTCATCTAAATCTTCGTCAAACGAAAAGTTATCATCTAAAAGGAAATTTATTTCCTCCTCATCTAAATGAGGTTTTTTCTTTTTATAATACTCTTTTAATAGAGTGTTGTTATCAACCTTAGAGTAGTCTGCATTTAATCTTACATAATCTTCCACAGTTCCACCTACTTCTTCCATAAAAGAAATTAGCTTCTCAACATTCTCAGGCAATGGCTTTCCAGAAACACGTTCGTCTCTTATAGCTTCTTTGATTTCTTGAGAAACCTTTTTTACTTCCTCTTCCTCATCTTCTGTTATTTCTTGAATTTGAGTGAATTGCTCTTCTTCTACTATTTCTTCTTTTTTATCTTCAACAATAGCCTCCGATTCGACTGCGTCTGATTTTTTATCCTCAACTTTCACTGAAGGTATTACAACCTTTGTCGCTTCTGTTTCCACTACTGGAGGTTTGCTTGGCAAATTGATTTTTGTTACTTCGTTTGGTTTCCCTAACTTCTTCATTGTAGGCTTTTTCTTTATTTTGAAACTACCTTCTTCTTTTGTTGCTTCTTCTGACATAATATAATATAATATAAATTAAAAAAAATTATCTTGGGCCGAACTGTTCTGTTCCAAACCCTTCTAAGTTGTCGTTACCTTTAGACTCAAAGTTCTTTGGTAATAAATTATTTGCTCTTTGGTCAATCATTTCCGATTGTTGAGTTCCAGCTATTTTTGTTCTGTTATCTTTTCTATCTTCGTTTTGACGTTCTCTATCTGCCTCTGATTTTATTCTAGCTTGAGCTAACTGCATTTGGTATTTAAACTCTTCAGCCATTAACCCTCTTTTAATCTCAGCCTCCATTTGCATTCTCTCTATTTCAAATTGAGATTTAGACTGCTCTATACTAACTTTTTCAGAAGTAAGTGCTTGTTGCTTTTGAACTTCTGCCATAGCAGCTCTTTCTGAAGCTTCTGCATTTGCGTTTGCTTGCGCTTGCATATTTTCTTGTTGCGCTTTTTGCTCTGCTATTTGCTTTTTCTTTCTTCTATTTTTTAGCATTTCATTTGCTAATTGAAGATTCTTAATTTGCCTAATATCAATTGCGTCCTCTAAATCAATCCCTCCAGTTTGCAAAGCCACTTGAATGTTTTGCTCTAACTGAGCCTTTATTTCATCATCAGGCTCTAACTCCAAGAAGATACCAAAATCGTGAAGGCTTAAGTCTTTAATCTCATTTAATGTTGCAACGTTGTATTCACTAATACTACTCTTTAATGAATTTGCAGTCAAAGCAAACTCTAATGAATCAGCAATTCTTCTTGAGATGTTTTCGCAAGCCCTAAGAGATAAATAACAACTAGCTTGAAGTATGTGTCGAGTTGCTACATTAGATTGATTAGCGGCCATCTTTTGAAGTCCTACGAGTGCATCTTTAGATGGAGTAGACCCATCCCTAGCTTCGTTAAGTCCCGTAACGTCTCTTATCATTTGTAAGTAGTACTGATACGTCTGAATCAAGGAGGCAATTTTGGCCCCACCGCTTGATGTAGATAACTCTTGAATTGGAACTTTACCTCTGTTAATGTCCCCGTCTTGTGTCAAAGAACGACCAAGAACACTACCCGTTTGGAAATACATATTTAATGCTTCTGCTGGGTTATAACTCGTTCCATTACCTAGGTCAACTTCCGCTAGTCCGTCAACATCTAAAAACACACCGTCAGGAACCATTCTTGACATTACTTGTTGTAATTTAAGGTGCGTTAGCTGAATCATATCAGCAAACCCTGTAATCTTATTTACAATAGAATCAATCTTACCATTGTACATTCTAGGTGCACAAATAACATAATTCATTTCTACCTTAGTGGTATCGGCAAAAGGTCTTGTCATATTTTTTCCAAGCTCCCATTGTAACATTTGATTGTTACCTAGTATTTTTGCCCCACTATACAAAACCTCTATCGTTCTTGATACCTTTTTAAATGTATCGTTTTCTGGTGGATTAAAGTCATCGCTTTTTTGCAAAGCCTTTTCTAAGCCATTAACTCCTTCTTTGATTTTCCAAACTTGATTGTTGTAAGTCTTGTATTCAAAATATAAAACTTGAACTGTATTTTTATCGTAGCCATTCCAACCAGTGATGTTTTCCCGATTGCCAGGCATTTCTTCTATTTTCTTTAATTCCTCTGTTGTTATATTGGGAAATTGCTTTTTCAATTCTGGAATAGAAACAGCTTTTACTTCTCCAACATAGTATATATCTTCAAAGTTAGGGTCGTCGGTGTAAGAATACACCATTCTTGCTGGGTCACAATATTCTGTCACAACTCCCTCTGCTTTATTCCAAGTTGTTTTTACTGAACCAATACCTAATACGGTTAAATCGTAATTAAATCTTTTTCTTATTTCTGTAAACTTATTCTTTGCAAGCACTTGGTTAATAGCCTCTTCTTCTGCTATTTCGATTGATTGCTTATAGTCAAGTTGCATATGTAAAGAAAGCTCTTTTTCATCTTGAGGTAAGTCTTGAGGATTGTCAGTATTAAATCCATTTACTCCAATAGCTGCCTCTAGCTGCATCATCTCTTCCTTAGCAACCATGTCCTCCATTAGACTCATTGCGTAGTCCGTTCTTTCTTTTAATGCTTTAGGGTCTTGTGCGTAAGCTTTTATTTCGTATTCTTTTTCTGTAATACCATTTGATACTATATCTACAAACTTAGATATAACGGGTACTGGTTTCCAATCCAAATTTAAATAAGATAAATCTCCATTAATAGCTAATTCATCTTTGTATTTCTGCACTGGCTGCTCACCTCTTGCATAAAGTCTAAGTGTGTGAAAGCTATTGTGATTGGTTGCAAATCTATTACCGCTACCTCCTTGTTGGAACCACTCAGCCTCGATAGCCCTGCCAACTTGTACACCGTACTCGTAGCTTGATTTTTCTGTGTCACTAACCACTTGGCTAGGAAATACACTGTTTGGATTTGCGCCTACGTTCATTTACTTTATTATTTTTGAAAACTTTCCAGAGTTGTCGTATCTCTTCAACCCTAAATTTATATTCTGTCTTACCACCTTATTTACAGGTGCGTATCTATTTTTGTTGCAGGCCATAATTGCAAGGCCTGAACTAATAGACGCATCGTGCTTCGTTCTATTGTTTATATTAAATCTAGCCCAGTCTTCTAATGTTCTTTGGAAGTAAACATCTCCCATCTCATCATCACCTAAAACTCCAACAAGTTCCTCTATATATGTTTCTATTGCGGCAGCGTGAGATTGTATCATATCTTGGCTAGAGTTAGGAACTCCTCCAATATCTCTTTCCGTTATTGACAACTTGTTATATATTTTGTCTGGTCTATTCATAGAAAACCCTCTATAACCTCTTCTTTTAAAATGATACAGAAGTCTTGGTTTGTTATTCTCTGCAAGTATTGGCATACCGTAAAACACGCAAGCCATTAATACATCCTCAAAAAATATCTCTGCTGTTTGAGGTCTTGCAATATATTCTAAAAAGAAATGATTTGCAGGAGCATCCTCCATACTAAACTTTGTTAAACCATGAAGAGAGCCATTAGAACCTCTTTTGTCCACTGTTCCTGATATGTCATAACTATCACAACCGAAAGCCCCAAGGTGTTCATTCCCTGGATAAAGTATACCATTTTTTGGTACAACTCTATTTTGCATACCTAAAGGCGGAATCCAAGAAATATGAAATCTACCATCTTTGTGTGGCATAAACATAACTCTTGTGTCTTTAATTCCGTTCTCCCACTGAAAGTTTCCTTTAGTTACCAATGAGCTTGATGCCATAGACTCATTGTGGTCTATTTGCTGATATATTCTTGTTAAATTAAATAACGATTCTTTTGCTTCATCTCTAAAAGCGTGTTGTTCTGTTCTTGGGAATTGTCTGTAAAACTCATTTAATCCATCTTGGTCATCCTTTAAACCCGCTACTTCATTATTCCAAAACTGTATTACTCCTTGAGTTATCGGGGTTCCGTAGGGGTCTTCTGTGGGTACTTCAGGCTTATCGAATACAGGTATTCCATAAGAATCAATGTATCCCTCGTAGTTCCATTCCATAGGTATGAACAAAGAATATAATCCCGAGCTAGTCTGTCCGTTGGCGTTTCTTCTTGTAACGTCTGACCCATAATACAATTTTTTAAAATTATCACCACCTTTATCCAACGAGTTGCTAGTTGAACCCATCATACATTTACCAATTATTCTACTACCTAATCGAAGGCAGGTTTTAGTAACTCTCCAGTTATTAAGGATGTTGCTTGGCCTCTCCCATTTACCGCTCTCGTCATGTATAAGTAATTTCAGTTTCTCTCCATCGTAAGAGTTGTCTCCTGTGTTTTTCCAGTCAATTGTAGTATCCAATCCTTTGATATCTTCTGGTTTTTCATTAGAGTCAAGTTTCCTTCTTGTAAGCTTTGAAGCAGGTACTCTATATGCCAATTCTGTTTTCGGTCTATCCATACCATCTTGGATTGGCTTGAAGAAGAAAGGATAATTGATTGATATTGGTACAACCTTGTCGGTAAACATTTTCTTAGCATCAGGCCCTGACTTTGAAAGTATGCCGTATCGAGAATCAGTAGACATGGTTGCGAGATTAACAACTTCTCCAGATGACATAAATGAAAATCCACTCCGTCTGTTTTTAAGATAGTCCATTCCAAAGCATCTGTAATCGGCTTTGCAGGCTTCCCAGAATATATAAAACAATCTATTTGCTTCCCTAAAGTCTGGTGCTCCAATATCAATTTTTGACCATTGCAAATACATATAATGAGTCCCAGTAATGTAAGTGCTACCACCTTTATTATTAAACCAAAATCCTTGCTCTCTCCTTTCAAACTCCTTCTCAATGTAATCGTACCATTGCTCCTTAAACTCATCGGGATATTGCCCCCAATCAAAGATTGTTTTTATTCTACTTAATTCTTTAGGGTAGGCTATGCTACTCCATTTTTTGTCTTTAAAGTTATGAATCTTAGATTCAGCAGGTAATGCTATTTTAAGATTTTGTATCTCGTAAATCTCTCCTATCTTACCTGTTTTACTTATAACAACCATATCGTGGTCAGCATCGTAACCATACTTCCACGTTTTGTGTCTGTTCTTCTTTTTTATTGTAGCTGCCTTAATGTAATTGTCGAGAACTTTGTATAAAGTTTGTTCGTACATATTAATTAAATTTAGCCCTACCTTCAGCAAAACCCTTGAAATTACTTTTCTTGTCAGTCTCTTCTTTTGGTTTGTCATCCAACATATCCTCTTCTTCCTTAATTCTATTTAGAATTTCAAAAGCGTCGAATATAGCTAGTTTCTTTGTGGCTGCTGCATTCTTCAACTTGTCTGCTGTTAAGTCATCTTCTTCATCGAGAATAGGCTCTTTAGCTACTTTTATTAATTCCTCAACTGCTGCTTGCCCAGCTAGGATTATATTC